TCAGGTGCAAAACTAGGTGCAGCAGCTTGATCTGGAGCAGAAGGGGCAAGATCAGGTGTACCTAGAGGAAGCGATTTGAGAGCTCCTCCACCAATCCCACCAGGTAATCCACTGCCTCCGAGAACTGCCTCAATAGCCTGAGATTTAATTCCATCAATGATGGATGCACGATTGACATATATGTATAACCCACTACCGACAACGGCAACAGATACAGCAGCAGACGCAACAGCAAGTACATTAATTAATTTTTGCATGATTTTAAAGTTTGTAAGGTTCTTCTTTTTTCTTAGATGGATCAACAGCAATGATCTTTAATGGAGCTTGCTCGATCCTTAAAGTTTGTACAGGTCCACCAGCACCATTACCATCACCACCAGGAGCACCGTTACCATTACCATTCATCTTCATAGTACCGTCACCCTTCTTACTAGCAGTCTGAATTCCGAAGCTAGCTAAAACTCCTGTAAAAACTGAAGCTATGAATGTTGGGTCAATTTTCTGTTGTGGCACACCTGGTATGGCAACATAATTTAATGTCAATATTCCACCACTCCAGGCAAGGACAGTAATTCTGACCATTGTCGAGATGATTGCTGCTTGTTCATCAGCATCGGGAACAATAGCAGATTTTACTTTACCAAAGAAACCTTTCTTTTCTTCTTTAGGTTCTTCTTCCAAAATCTCTTCTTCTTTTACTTCGTCAGGCATTACAATATAGCAACTGCCTACTATATAGCAAGTTTATTTCTTTCTTACTGGAACCTCAATTGTCCAAGATGATGATTCTAATTTAACTAGATCAAAATTCTTCTTAAACTCCTTCTCTCTTTCTTTCCGTTCCTTCTCCATCGTCACCTCAATAGTTTCATTGGTTTTAGTTTTTTTTTAAGGATTAGGATATCAAATAGATCTACACTCTTCTGATTCTGATAGATCTATACCACAATCTTCAGCATAGTCCCAGATAACCTGATCAACCTGACTAAACACAGAATCAAAGGTCAATCTCTTTCTTAAATCATTTGCAATATTATCTACATGCTCATCATCCAAATCAACTCCACATGGTCGTGCCTTAACAAGTTGGTTAAGATTGATCACGATCTTACATTCATTGTAAATTGCCATAATTAATTTGAGAAAAGTTTTTTAATTGGTACTTGTCTAACTTTTTCTATAACATCATCTAATACATCACTCTCTACCTGATCTTTAATCTGATCAATAACATTTACATCAAGGTGCATAAATGGTGGAATTACACCAAGTATGCGAAGTAATCCATCAAGGAATAAAGCAAGACATGTGAACCCAAGTATCATACTAATGATAGTTGCTTCACGATTATGTTTTGCCATTGATGCTTCATCAATTCTCCTTGCCTCTTCAACTGCTTCTGCAACCATCGCATCAACTTCTGCTTTAGTATAGCAGATCTTTTTAATGGTGTCTTCGGTCATCTAACCTCGAAGTCTAATTTACGCACTTTGCGTTTACGTCGTTGTTCTTGCCAAGCAAGATCTTGAGAAGTAAGACCATCCTTTTGCTTCTCCTGATTAGATCTTACCACTACAACACTAGTTAGGTCAACCGCTGTAAAAGTATCACCTGTAACGGTCAGCATGTTAGGACATCCACAACTATTAGTTTGTGTACCACTTTTTACCTCAGTATTGCATTGTTTACATCTTACTACAATCATTTAAATCCCAATCCTTTAACCTGCTTATTAATATTATTATTACTTTCTTTCTTCGTCATACCATCATACCAACACTTAAAAGCAAATTTAGTCCACTGACCATAACAGGGAGAAGCATTTGCCTCATCAAATTTAATATCAGACATTTCCATCTTCTTAGAAGTTCTCAGTATATTATAAAAATCTGGTGCTTCTGGAGTGGGATCAGATAATTTCAATGATTTTGCATAATTCCAAAAAGGTGTATCATACTTAGATCCAAAATGATAATGCCACAATACAAAATTCTGAGTATGTTTTATATATTCTTTCACTACTCGTGACAAATTATTAAGATCCCCATAATTACAAAGCCATCTTGCAACTTCAATATAAGTCTGAGTTGAAGAAGACTCAAGGGGCTCTATAAAAAATAATCTATTACCATTAAGAACTATTCTATTATCTATGACAGGATTTTTTGCTACATAATTTTTATAATTAACATGTTTAATAATTTCCACATCAAACATTTCTAACATATTTCTTTCTGAATCTTCTTTAGTTGTTATATTACTATTGTAACAATATCCAACACAATAATCATGAGAAGGAGAACTTTTAGATGTAGGTATTATGAATGTCCAACCATCAGGAGTCGCAACATGCCTACTCCAATGTTGATTAGATAAATCCCAATTTGGTTTTGCTAAGATACACGCATTAGTAGGATTAATTAACTCATCATAGTCAGAATAATCATCTGGTTTTCCACGACAATCATAGATAAAGTCCGAATCAAGATCATTAACATCTTCAACTGAACTCTCAACTACTTTAAACAATCCTGAATTTATAACATAACGTTGCATTTCCCAAGGACAATAATGCATCGCCATTTTATCTGCTGAAAAAGGATGAAAAACCTTATCATTTTTCTTACCCCATCCTTCATATAATATCCCACTCTTAAAAGTTGCATGAATTGGATTATTATACCAATTAAATCCTAATGCATCATATAGAATCTTTGGAGGATCTATAAGAGTAGCTTGACCCACTCTTTCTGGTGGAATATCAGGATTATATACTAACTCTATTTCTACATCAGTTTTTCTCCCATGCCAAGCGTGCCATAATGCAGTAAAAACTCCAGCGTTTCCTCCACCAACTACACTAACTTTCATCTTCCAAAGGTTCTAATGATAAAATTTCTAAATCTTCATCATCCTCATCAATATCAATCCACTCTTGAAACTCTTCATATATTGCCTTCACATTCTCCATAGGAATATCAGAATTGATCTTATTCATAGACCACTCTCTTGCTTCTACAACAAGATCATCACTCGTTTTCTCCATAGTAATCTTTTCTGAAATATCTTGAGAGGATGTTGCTATTATAGTACTTTGGTGTTCCGTCGTCAAGTTGCTCTGTAAGAACTCCGTGGGCAAAGAGCTGTCGGGTTTCTTCAAAGTTTGTTTTTCCTTTTGTAGTATGTAAAGATAGGATAGTTCGACTAAAATTCTCTCTGCCAATCTTCCCAATTTCTTCTTTAAGTTCTGGACAAGACCCATAATACTTTTTCCAATCAGATTCAGATTTTACTTTTCTCTTCTTGCCTTTAGGAGTTCTAAACTTCCAAAAGTATTTTCTTCCGATGTACTCTCTACCATTTTGTAGATTGATAATCCTGTAGACAAAACCGAAGAAATCATTAATATTGTCAGAAGTGAAATTTGTACCTTTATATAACCAGGGATTCTCATAGTCAATAGTCATACTCATCAAGGACATCCAATGCATTATTTAGAATACGTTGGGCAGCACCTCTTTGACGAGCATCCCATTCAGGATACCAACTTTTATTAGCAAGACCATTCTTAATATGATTAAGTCTTGCAGTCATGTCTATTTTTTTAAGTCTACCGTTCATGTATTCAGGATACTTAGGGAAAGGTGGATTTTCTCTCATCATCCACCTACTAATTTATCATAGTCATCAGCATTGTCCATAATAGATTTCTTCATTTCCTCAAAATCCCATTCTATTTCCTCAGAGTTTGAATCCTGAGAAGGTATCTTTTTTGACATCTTGTTTGATTCCTCCGACGACATAAGACTCTACCTCCGTCTCTTGTGGTGCTACTTGTAATCCCTTAGAACTAATCCAATGCTCTGTCCAAGGTAATGGATTATTCTTTGCAGGAATATCATATAAAGGTTTCAAACCAATAGATCTAAGTCTACGATTTGCAATCCACTCAACATATTGATATAAAAGTTTATCATTCAAACCAATCATACTTCCATCTTTAAATAGATAATCTGCCCATGCCTTCTCTTCATTTACACACTTATCAAACATCTTATATGTCCACTCTTCTTCCTCCTTCATTATCTCTACCATATCAGGATCATCACCTTTACGCCAGTTGTTTAAGATTGATTGGGTGATAACAAGGTGTTGGTTTTCATCTCTGGCGATAAGGGAAATAATTTTGGCACTTCCTTCCATAAGCTTGAGCTCGCCGAAAGCAAAAGAACAAGCAAAACTAACATAGAAACGAATTCCTTCAAGAATATTAACATTAGCAACTGCCCTATAGAGTTTACGTTTGACCTCCTTAATCTCCAAAACAGGAAGGGAGGTATCCAATGTCCTATCTAAATGCTTCCATAGACTACCCTGACCCCACTGCTGTGCTTCATTGATGAATTCATCATAAGCACCAGTAACACTGGCAGCACGTTCTAA